TTGGAGCGGATCCCATCCTCGACATCGTTGAGCAGGTCCTCTCCCTGCTGGGAGCGGGAGAACCGCATGTCACCCCGCATGACCCTGTCCGGGTCCAGGGTGACGTTTTCCAGGACACCGAAATGCTGATCCGTGTCGTGGCCCACCAGGGCGGCCGCGCCGTTCTGCATTCGGGACAGATCAACCTCGCCGGGGGAATGCCCCAGGGTTTCCACCCCGAACCAGCGTTCCACCGGAGTCTCGCTGGAAATGGCCACTCGGACCGTTCGGGCCTCCCGGTTGACCGCAGCCCGGTCCAGCGCGACGGTTCGATACTGGATGCCCTTGATCGACCTACTTTCCATCGGTTCCCTCCTTGGGGGAATTGGTGTCCTCGCCGTCCTTGTTCACGCCCGGCTCGCCGTCGGTCTCGCCATCGTTCTTCCCGGCCGGGGCCGGGGCCTGAATCAGCGGGCCGACCCTGAGTTCCAGGGCGTCGATCAGGTCTTGCTCATCCTTGAGCTGGTAGGCCACGTCCTCCCAGTCCAGGCCCTTCTTGGCCAGGACCGCGGTCCGGGTGTTCACGGCGCCCGCGATGGATTCCAGGTCCGCGGCGCTGTCGGCCCGGGGGTCGACCCAGTCCCAGCCGCGGGGGTGGAACTTATGAGCGCTGAACTGCTCCAGGGTCACTCCGGCGGGCATCTTGAGCACCCCGTGGATCCAGGCACTCAGCATGAATTCCGCGTGGGCCCGATCGCACAAGGTCTGGATGAGCCGGGTCTGCTGCTCCTGGAAGCTCTCATGCTGGCTGATGGTGCCCTGCCGGATGGAGCTGAAAGAGACGCTGGTCAGGTCTCCGGCCAGCTCGTGGTAGGCCACGCCCAGGCCAGACGCGATGCCCTTGAGCATGGACTTGCTGAAAGCCTCGAACGCCGTGCTGGGGTGCTTGACGTCCGGGAACTCGACATCAATGCCGGCCGGGAGGCCCATGTACGCGATGCCGGTGGAGTTGCCACCCAGGTTCTGCGCAGCCAGGATGGGATCCACCAGGGCGCTGCGCTCCTCCCGGTCGTCATCGTCGCCGTGCTCATCAATGGCGCCGTTGGGGCTCTTAAGGATGCCGGGGCGCTCGCTTTCGTGGCGGGCGCAGGCGACTTCCGCTTCCCAGTAGTGGCCGAGCATGCTGAGGATGTACATCACGCTGGCGCAGGCCGGGACGCCTCGGGACTGGATGGCCCTGTCGGGGTCCAGGCCGTGGATGATCTGGTCCGCCGGGATGATGATTTTCTGGCCGTAGGCCCAGCCGCCCACCATGCCGTTCCGGATCAGTTTGGGATCGGTGAAGTGGTACGCCACGGGCTTGCCATAGGTATCCATCTCGATGCCCATGACGATCGGGTTGACCCCAGGGCTGCCGGACCGGCTGTAGGTGTGGTCGAGCAGATCCGCATCCAGGAACGCCAGTGAGAACCCGAATTTGTTGGGTGCGCCCCGAACGATCCGGATGAAGCACTCGCCGTCGAGGGCGAGGGTGCGCACAAAGAGACGGCACACATCCTGGAATGAGTAGCGGCCGGACATGTCACAGTTCCCTGGCTTGCACCAGTCCTGCCAGGCGCCCTCGATCTTGGTGACGTAGGGGTCGCGCTTCACCCCGGTGGACTTGCTTTTGAACAGGCTCTGCATGGTGACGCCATTGGGGCCCACCACGTTGTTGCCCAGCAGCCGGAGGTAGTGACGCATGAACGGGTTGTTGTTGGCCAGGCGCCTGGAGTTGGCCCGCAGGGCCAGGGCGTCCCGGCGGATCTCCTCATCCTTGGACCGCATGGCCATGAGGAACCCGCCGCCGTACATCGTGGCGCCGGTGTAGAAGGCACCGATGCCGGCGCCCACGGCACGCTTGGCCTTGACCGGTGCTTCGAAGGTGGTGACGCCCATGGGCGCCTGGCGCTTGGGTTCGAAGGTGGCGCCGGCGCTGAAGGACACGGACGCCCGGGTTTCAGGGCCGGTGAAGGCGGAGCGGACGCGGGAAAGGAGGCCCATCTAGTTGAACCTCACAGGGATATGGGTAAAAAACGCCTTGCCCCGCTGGCGCCGGACCACCCCGGCGTAGTAGGCCCGGAGCCGCATCAGCTCGGCATGGTCCATGTGCTTTGCCTCGATGCCGTTGTCGAGCTTGTATTCGGTGATGGACTCGCTCATCCGGCCTTCGAGGACAGCGGTGATCGCGGCCAGGCATTTTTCGGCATGGGTGCGGGGGTCATAGCCAGCCGGGGGAAGCATGGGGTTGATCCCCACCCGGATTTCCCCGTGGTCCAGGGTCTTTCGCTGGGTTCCATCCGCGCTCTGGACGATCAGGGTCCAGTGGTATTCACCCGGGGTCCACGCAGCCGTCTGGGCCGGGGTCTGAGCCAACACAAAGCAGCTGTTCGCGTCGGCTGTGGCCTGGATGCTCACCGGCGCCGTCCCAGGGGCCGCGCCTACCAGGAACAGATACATGGTCAGGGTCCAGCTAGGCCCGGCTGGGTACTCGGAAACGAGGTCAATCGGATCCCAGGAGAAGCTGTCTCCGCTCTGGATCTTCTTTGGCAACCTGATCCACTTATCGTCCATGGGTCCAACTTTCAGACCTGGGCGGCCGGGGACTGTTGCTATCGCATAGCAACACCCCAAACGCACACCGCCCGCGGGGAGCGGGCGGCGGGGAACGGGGCGCAGGGTGGGCCTACGGAGGGGGATCCTTGGTATCGCAGAAGTCCGGGACGGTGCATCCCTTTCCCTGCAGGAAGCCCAGGAGGTGCGAGTGGGACCGTTCGACAGCGCCGACCTGAAGCTGGAGCTTGCCGATTTCCTTGAAGGCCGCTTCGATCTTCTCCACCACCATCGTTTGCAGGAGCTGCTCCATCTGGTGCAGCTGGGCCTTCTGGTCCTGCTCGCGCTGTTCATCCTGGCGCTGGCGGTCCTGATGCCGAGCCCGGCGATCCGCTTTCAGGGTGGCCCAGATCGATAGCACGCTGGTTGCGATGATGCCAAGGATGCTCAGGAAAATGCCGAGAAGGGGCATGCGTTAGGCCGAGGGGATCAGGGAACGCACTGGCGTGGCGGCGGGAATCGTGACGATTTCGGGCGCGGCCGGCGCGGACGCAGGATCGGTGGCCGGATCGACTGCGGCGGCGACCTTCAAGGCATCGGCCGCCACCCGGGCGTCGATCCGGGACTCCATGTCCTTGGCCTTGGCTTCGAGGGCCTTGACTTTGGCATCGAAAGCGTCCTCGATACGCTTGAACAGCGATTCGACGTCCACGGCGGCCAGCTCCGCCAGCGCCTTGGCCCGCTTGCCCTCGGCTTCGGCCGCGGCGGCCCGGGCGGCCCACCACGTCTTGATCGTGGGCCAGAAGTGGACCAGGACAGCCACGAGCAGGCAGACGAGGGCCCAGTAGATGTGGGTCAGGTGGGTGGTGACGATCTCAGGCATGAGGCCTCCTCAGAAGGTGATGGCAGCGCCGATCAGCGCCAGGGTTTGGTTGCGTCCGCCGGCCATCGCCGGTAGGCCCTGCTGAATGAGTTCGCCCACAACCCGCACCCGGGCGATGTCCTGCTCGACGATGACGCCCACCGCCGACTGGCCCGGCGCATAGAGCAGCCCGGCGGCGCGTCGGAAGGTCGGGTGATTGGCCTGCCGCAGTTCGCCGACTGTGGCAGCGTCCTGGGCGTAGGCTGCGTGCTCATGCTGGCCATAGTCGGTGGTGGTGGCGTTCAGCTTGGCCTGGTCGGCGATGGTCTTATCCCGGCCAGCCAGGGCCGTGGTCAGGTCAGTGATCAGCTGATCCTTAGCCAGCTCCCGAGGCGATTCCGGAGGCTCGACCACAGGCTCAGGAGCGGGCACCTTGGGAGATCCGGGACCAGGAAGAGGGCGGGGATCGAAGCTGGCCACCCGGGCGCGGTCCGCTGCCAACTTCGGATCGTTGGCCTGGTCCGCCGCGGTGTCCTTGGCGACCTGTTTCCGCTCATCCTGCATCGGCGTGACATCCGCATTCCCCTTCCCGGCATCGGCATTGGCGCCGGCCTGGTCCACGTTGGCCTGCTGGAGGTGGGCCGCGTCGCGCTTATCCTGGACGTGGTCCCGATAGATAAAGACGGCCGCCAGCACCACGGCTGCGCTGATTCCGATAGCCTTCCAGTTAGTCGCCATTGGGTCCTCCCTGCTTGTGGTAGGCCACGCCGGCGAGACCCGCCACCGAGCCCGAGATGATGCCGAGGGCGCCCACTAGGCCGCCGTCGACGTGCTGGTCGAGGCAGGCTTGATACCAGACCGCCAGGGTGAGTACCACCAGGCAAAAGCACAGCGTGCATCCCGCGATCCACATCAGGGCCCGCCGCACCTCCTCCGGCTGATCCGTCCGAATCAGCCTCTGGAAAAGGCCCAGGCTCTCCTGTTCCAACTGGCCAATACGGCCAGTCTTAGGGGCGATCTCCGAAGGGGTCGCACATGGATCAGGCAGCATCAGGGATTTCCTCCGCCCGATGCTCCCAGCCGATCAGGAATTTCCCCTCCACGGGATGGGCCTGCGCCACCGCGATGTAGTGCTCCCGGGCCGCCTCGCACAGGGCCGGGAGCAGCTGGTTGGGGTCCTGGGCGTTGGTGGCCGCCTGGGTAGCAGGGCCCCACACGCCGTCCTCGGCTACGCCCAGAACCTTCTGCAGGATGCGGATCTCGGTTCCCATCCCGATGTCCACACCGATATCGAAAACCTTCGTGGCCACCCGCTGGTCCTGGATCCCGTCATAGCGCCAGAACTCAGGGGAGCCATACACCTGCTTCAGTTGCTCCGGCGTGATGGCCCGCAGCTGCTCCGGCGAGGTGATGCCGAGCATCTGCTGGGCGGTGCGCAGCGTCACCCCGTGCATGGTGGCACCGCCCGGGTCGGACGGATCGTCGGACCAACCGCCTTCGTCGCGGAGTAGGAAGGGCATTGCAGCGGCCAGGGATGCCATGGGGGACTCCAGAGACCCCAGAATGGAAGTTGGCCGTGGCCGAGGCGTTGCTATGGGATAGCAACAGACATGGAAAGGCCCCTGGTGAAGGGGAAGACAATGAACGGTCAAGGATTCCTTGACGGTTCGAAATGCGCGGGAATCTACCAAGCCCCCGACCCTCCGGCGCCTCCGGTAGCTCCCCGGAGCTGGGCAAGCGGTATCCCGGCGGTTGAAGTGCTGGTGACCGCGCCACCGGGACGGTTCTTGGGGCGGATGACGCGGACCGCCGCAGGGGCCGGCGCCGGGGCTGGCTCCTCCGGGGTTTGCTCGGGTTCTTCTTCGGTGGGGTGAGGCTCGTCCATCGGTTCCTCCTGTGTTGGTTTTTCTGCAGCCTTGGCCACCATGGCCGCCCAGTCCCGGGGAGTTCCCCAGATGGCCTGGGCAGCATCGCAGTAAACATGTAAGTCCAGGATCTCGTTCGGGGCATCGGAGGGCACGCGCTCATAGGCGCGGACCCCGGCTCGGTGGCAGGGCTTCTCCGCGAAGAGCTGCTCGAAGTACACCTGGTCGGTATCGTTCGGGAAGTGCTGGTACCCGAACCCGGGCTTGTCGATCTTCAGGCAGGCGTAGATGGTGTCCTTCGCCGCCACGCCATCCACCAGGAACAACCGGGCCCGCTTCCCGGACCGCCGAACAATCTTGGCCTGAGGCTTCGTGGCGCCCTTCACCGGGTGGGTGATGCCGGCCAGCTTCTTCCGCTTGCAAAACTTGTATACCTCGCTGGTGAAGTTTCCGCCGATGTCCAGAGCGCACGCCTTGATCCGCATGGGGCGACCTTCATCCTCCCTGGGCCAGGGCTGCAGGATCAGCTCCTGCAGGCGGTCCCAAACCTCGGGAAGCGCCAAGTTCCCCGGGATGACCTCATGCTGGATGGTCCACTTCTCCCCCCCTACCCCGAATCCTCGCACCAGGAACTCCAGTCGCTGGGGGCTGCTCTGGTTGTCCACGGCTGCCACCAGGAGACCGACGCCGGCCGGGACCACCCCGGATCCGTAGCTGCTCTCCCGGGCCCGCTTCAGGAGCCCCTCCACTGCCACTTCCTCACCCTGGCGCAGGTTCCATAGCTCGCCCAGCTGCGTGTTGTAGAACACCTGCAGCTCCTGGGGCCCGGCGTCCTTCGCCTCCAGGAACCCCTTGGCCAGCTCCGCCATCGGCTTGACCATGATCCCCGGGACATAGAACCCGGCGTGCCCCTTCACGTCCGGGCGCCCGGCGATCCACCGGCCCAGCCGGACCGCGCGGCGCAGCTCGGGCTCCGAGATCGCACAGCCGGCGCCGCAGCAGGCATAGAAGGCGTCGGCCAGGGACTGCCGGTCATGCCAGATCACGCTCCAGAAGCTCAAGGTCTGCTCGTGGCCGCAGTGCGGGCAGGTGATCCACCATTGCCGCCGGTCGCTCCGCTGGTAGCTGTCATCGATGTTGGATTCGTCCTTGATGGTCGGGCTCGAGCACTCATAAATTTTCTTGCTCCACCGGAAGTCCGCGGTGCGGGCCTCGGCCAGCTTCCGGGAATCACCCTCGGTCCCGGCCCCCTTCTTCGGGAAGCGGTCCACCTCGTCCATGAGCAGGACCCGGATGGGCTGGGCCGCCAGGCCGGTGGGCGCGTTCGCGCCGACGCCGACCAGCAGGCCGCCCGGGAACCGCTTGTTCAGGATCGTGTTGGAGCTGTCCCGGCTCTTCTGGTCGGACACCAGGGTCCGGAGTTCAGGGCAGTCCCGCACCATGGGCGTGAACCGGGTCTTCGACCAGTTCTCAACGGCGCCCACGGTCGGGTTCACGACCATCATCGGGCCCGGGTCGATGTGGATGAAATACCCGGCGATGCAGAGCAGCACCTGGGTCTTGCCCCATTGGCTGGCGCCCTCCACCGAAACCCGCTCCGTGGTGAGGTCCGTGGCCACGTCCAGGATCTCGTTCTGGTAGGGCCGGGCGTCCCGGTTCCACCGGCCGGCCGCAGAGGAGTCCTCCTGGCTGAGCACCCGGTACTCGGCGGCCCACTGGCTGCCGGAGATGGTGGGCGGCGGGAGCAGGAAGGTGGCCGCCTGGGCCAGTTCCTGGAGAGGGTTGGCAAGGCTACTCATCCGGTCCATCCTCACCCTCGCCGGTGGCCAGACGCTGCTGCTCGGCCACCAGGTCCCGGAGGGTCGAGTCCATCTCCTTGCGGGCGATGTCCAGCCGTTCGCTTGGGTTCCCGGCCTCCTCCAGCAGGGGGATCAACCGCTTTGGAAAGTCGCGGAGATTGGCTCGGATCCGGGCCAGGAAGTCCTGCCATGCATTCCGGGCTTCGGTCGAATCCATGAGGGTCCCGCGCATCCGGGCCGCCTCCATCTCGGCCAGGTCCGCCTTGGCGCACTGCTCCCGCTCCTTGTCGGTCGGTGCCTCCCCCTCCGAACCCGACAGCCGGGCCTGATCCCAGGCGCGCACCTCGGCCCAAACGTAGTAGGAGCCTCGTCCGGTGCCGTGTCGTGGTAAACCGTCATCGTGCCAGCGCTGGACCGTTCGCTCATCCCGGTCAAGGAGTGCAGCTATTTCAACCTGTTTTAATCGAGTTAATGAGTCCTTCGTTATCATTTCATACCCTATAAGACGGCGACAGAGGTTGAAAGCTTGCAGCTAGACAAACAAGGAGCTGCTGGCGCGATACCCGCCCGGGATCTCGCTGGAAGGACCCATGACGGGGGGGGGTGCAGTATGTCCACAGACATACTAGAGTATGAATGGAGACGATATTCATATGAATGTCCGCATAGTGGATCAACGGCAAGTGAACACACGTCCCGAACATCATTAACATACGTCACTTCGCCGTGTTCAATGCGTAGTTCATCGCTTCGGATAGACGGCCTTCCCAC